TAAAGCAACAGGACAAAGTATAAGTTCAAACACTGTTGCTGGTATTCAAGCAGGAATAGGTGTTTTACAAGGCGGTGTTGTTGGTGGTATTGCAAGTAGTATATTTGGTAGTGCTACCTCAGGACCACAAACTGGTTTAATAGGAAAGATTAAAGGTTGGTCTACTTTAGGTAAAACTGTTGCCTCTGGTATTGCTGGTGGAATAATACGAGGTGGGGCAGCATTAGCAGTTGCTAATGAATTAGGAACATTTAATCAACCAGTGAAACGTCTTAAAACTGCAATCGCACTTCATATGCCTATTGCTCTATCAGTAAACTATACTGTAAATTATGAAGAATCAGATGTTGGTCTTGAATATAGAGGTGCTCAAGCATTAGGAAATAATACTGATGGCACAGTAGGTGCTGGTACTGCAGCTGCAGCAATGTCACACGCTGGTGATGCTTCTGGTATGATTTCAAAACTAACAAAAACTGCTGTCAACCCTGTTAAAGAACAAGTATTCAAAAGTGTCGAATTTAGAACCTTTACATTTAACTATACATTTGCACCTAGAAGTTCAACTGAATCACAGAACTGTTTGAATATAATTCAACAATTTAAATTCCATATGCATCCAGAATTTAAGGATGCAGATCAATTCTTGTATATTTATCCTTCCGAATTTGATATATCTTATTATAATAATAATAAACAAAATGACAAGATCCATCATCATACTTCTTGTGTATTAACGAATTTATCGTTGAATTATGCTCCTCAAGGTACTTATTCGACATTTGCTGATGGAACTCCAACTCAAATAGATATGACACTCACATTTAGGGAACTTGGTAAATTGGATAAGGAAAACATTCAAAAGGAAAAATTCTAATGTATTTTACTGATTTTGATAAAATAATTTATAACTTCTTTATCAATGGTAAAGAAGAACTAAAGGTAATGACAGATATTACTAGAAATGTTCGTGTTAGAAAAGAACTTCTTTCTAATATTACATTGTTTGATATGTATACTATTCAAGATGGTGAAACACCTGAAATAATTGCAGAAAAGATATATGGTAGAGCAGATTATCATTGGGCTATTCTATTAGCAAATGATAGGTACGATTACTTAAATGATTTTCCATTACGTCAAATTACTATGGAAAAGGTTATATCTGACAAATATGGTGAAGAACATATCAACGATATTCATCATTATGAAGCAGTTATCAATGGTAAAACTTTTGTAGTAGATAGTAATGTTGTTGGTTCTTCTCCAATAACAAATTCTGATTATGAGATAACTGTTAATGATAGTAAAAGAATAATAAAAATTATTAGTCCAAGTTTAATCAATAAAGTTGCTAAAGAGTTGAGTGATTTATAATGGAATTGAAAAGTGCAGGTGAGATAGATGTTCAGAAATTACAAATAGTATCCTCTAAGGGGATTGCTATTGATGTTAGGCATATGATATTGTCTCTTAACATTTTTGAAGATATATTTTCACCATTTATAACTGGTTCTATTGTTATAAAAGATGCTTTAGATTTAGTAAACTATTTCCCATTGGTTGGTGACGAAACACTTAACATTACATTAGCCACTCCAGGATTTACCAACAAAGGTACGTTCATTGATAATGTATTTAGAATCTATAAACTAGCAGATAGAGAAATGGCTGGTGATAGGGCAGTAAGTTATACATTACACTTTATATCAGTTGAAGCGATACTAGACCTTAACATTAAGATTAGTAGGTCTTATAATGATAACATTGGAAAATTGGCAGGTAAACTCCTTGAAGAATACAGTCTTAAACCAGATTCTGATAGATTTCATATAGAACCAACTATCAATGGTTTATCATATGTTTCTAATTTCTGGTCACCGATGAAGAATCTAAATTACCTAGCAGACCAAGCAGTTAATGTTAATGGTTCACCTACGTTCCTGTTTTTTGAAAACAGAAATGGATTAAACTTTATATCATTAGAATCGTTATATAATACAGATGCTGTTAGAGAATTTGTTAAAGATGATTATTCAAGAGATATACATTCTAATGGAAGTATTAGAAACATAGAAATGGATTATAGTCGTATCCTTAATATATCTATACCAACTTCTTTCGATTATATCCAAAATATCCAAAATGGAACTTATTCTTCTACATTAATAACACACGATATCACTACCAAGAATTATGTTGTTCGTCCATTCGATATTTTAGAACACTATTCCAAGGATAAAAGGTTAAATAAATATCCGTTAATAACAAAGAAATTAAATCACACACCAGTTTCTGCTATGGCAACGATACATAAAGCCAATGCTATTTTAACTGGTAACCACGATGTAACTAACTCCAAATATTTCCAAAGAAGACGTTCTCTGTTACAGTTAGCAGAAAGTTGCAAGATTGAAATAACAGTGTTAGGAAGAACAGATTATACGGTAGGGCAAAAGGTCAAGTTGAAACTTTATAAAAATGCTCCTGTTGAAAAGAAAGATACTGAGAAAGATACAATAGATGATATGTTTTCTGGATTTTATATCATATCATCTATAAGACATAACATAGGAACATCGTTACACGAATGCACATTTGAGTTGATTAAGGACTCATTTGATATAGATTTAAACAAGTGAGAAAAATATGAATCAGGTTTTTTATACAGGTGTAGTTGAAAATAGGTTGGATCCACTTAAACTTGGTAGATGTCAAGTTAGAGTTGTTGGTTTACATACAGAAAATAAGATAGAGTTACCCACATTTGATTTACCTTGGGCACATCCAATGATGCCTATTAATTCAGCTTCTATGAATGGTTTAGGCTGGAGTCCAACAGGCGTAGTTCAAGGAAGTTGGGTCATTGTAATCTTTATGGATGAGTTTCAACAACAACCAGTTATGTTAGGAACTATTGGTGGTATACCCCAAACAAGGTCTGCTGCTTATGTTTCAGATGTTACTAATGGAGTTGTATCTACTAGTGATGATGGTGAATTGGTAAGTTCAACTGGAGATGATGTAACAGATTTAATCGATTCACTTGCTGAAGATGTTAATGATGGTGTTACGCAAGAAACTGCTACCAAATATCATATCAATGCAATAACAGTTCAATTGACAGATGGCTCATATACAACTTATGATGTTAAGTCTAACACTGAAGATACAACAATAGCAAATGTTGCTTATGACGAAAACACTAAGAAATATAATGCAACATTATCAAAACCTGAACAATGGGAAGATTTCCAATACTTACCATTCAAAGGAACCAGTATGCCATTCGATACGAATGAACAAGTATTAAACTATTTCGAAACTAACTTCTAAGAGTATATTATGGCTGATCCATTAGAAACAGGTCCAATTCCAGAAACACCACCATCTACAGCTGGTGCAACACAAGGTGCTGTTGCAGGTATTGCCGCAATAAAAAAAGCGTGTGCATCAGAAGGAATTGATTCTAATTATGCCATTTGTGCATTGTTAGGTATAGCTGGGGTAGAGAGCAAGTGGTTATATACTGCCGAAGAAATATATGGGTATTCTAAAAAAGGATTAATGAATGGTCCATTTAAACCTATGCCAGAAGCAGAAGCAGAAAAATGGTGTAATCCAGTATCAAAAGGATACACCAGAGTTCAATTTTTTGGGTGGTTATATGGAACAAGAAAGCCAAACGGAACACCTGCTGATGGCAATTATTTCGGTCGAGGATTCATACAAATAACTACTAAGGCAAATTATAAAGCAGTAGGAAAAATTCTAGGAATAGACCTAGTAAACGAACCAGCAAAAGTTACTTCTGACATAGATACAGGTGCTAAAATAGCAGTCGCTTTCTTGAAGATGAACATCCCTAATTGGAAGCAAGATCAGTATCTCCCTTCATTCTTCGAAAAGTTGAAGAGAGTTGTTAAAGGTGATCCTGCTGGTTGGGATCTAAAGAGACAATATTATGAATATTTCTTGGGTGGGAAATCTGCGGCACCTCCAACTAATAAAGATCCAAGCACTACTACAGTTAATAAATCTCCTAAAGAAATAGAAGCAGCTCCTCCTAGCAAGCGGGAAGCATACACCGAAGATAGAACTGCTAATTTTAATACAGAGGGATTCACTGATCCAGAAGGAAAATATCCTCTTAGAGATTTTATGAACGAGCCAGATACCAATAGACTCGCTCGTGGTATTATAGATGGAACTCATGTAAATTTTAAAGATTCTTCTAGAATGACTGGTATACCTGTCGCTAATGGTGGATCGTATGACCAACCTCAGTCTGCTTACAATACAGTATATCCATATAATAAAGTATTTGAATCTGAAGCTGGTCATGTATTAGAATTTGACGATAGTCCAGATGGTGAACGTGTAAATCTATATCATAAGAAAGGAACATTTATTGAAATAGATCCTAATGGTTCACAGATTAATTACATCGTTGGTGATGGGTTTTATCTTACAGAAAATAATGGTAATATTTTTATCAATGGAACTTGTAACATAACTTCAGCAGGACCAATGAATATATTATGTCAAGGTGATGCAAATATTGAAGTTGATGGTCAAGTAGATGCAGTATTCCATAATAATGTTAATATGGGAGTTGCTAATGATTTGTGCCTTGCTGTTGGTGGAGATTACAATGTTCTAGTGGAAGGCAACTACAATGTCGAGGTAGGTAAAACTTCTAATACTAGATCTATTGGATCAATGGCAATTGAATCGACTGATATATTAAAATTAAAAACTTCCAAGACAATAAGTATGGAGGGTGGTGATACTGCTTCTACTGCTGAAACATTAATGAAAATGTCAAGTAGTTTCAAACTAGAAACACCTGCCGATTTCCAAATTAAAGCGAATACATTTACGTTAGATGTTGCAACAGATACTAAAATAAAAACGAAGACATTGTTGGTTGAGGTTGAAGAAACTACTAAGATTAAAACAGACAAATTCCAATTAGATACAAAAACAGATACTAAGATTCTTACTGGAACATTTAACACAACTACTAATACTGGCATTCTTCAACTTAATTCTGTTGCAACTGCTGTTATTAATGCTGGTGGAATAATATCTGCAACAGCCCCAAAGATAGACTTAAATGGTGCTGCTATACCACCGAATGTAATAACTGCAATTTCAGATAAGGTTGAGCCATTACCATTATTGGGTGCTC